AAATCAGTGGCAAAGTTTGGTGAAATTTCCAAACAACCAACAGTTGCAACAGTTGCATCTTCTATATCTGATCATGTTGATCATTCTAATGACCCTGTTTGGTTAATGATGTCAAAAGCCAAAAAATTTGATACACAAATTTCTATGGAACTTATTATATCATTACCATCTAAAGCTTTGTATAATGTTGCCAAAGAATCCTTTGAAGCTGGAGGAACAAAAGTCATTGAATATATAATAAGTAATATAGATGACACAAAATTAAAAAACAATCTTAAAGAAGCTTTAATCTTAGCTTATCAAGATAAAAAGCCTCAAGGTGTAGGTATACAAACAGGTTAATAGCTTGTGCTGAACCTCGTGAGTCTTCAAGCGGATAATGATGATGATTCTAATTTCTAATTAAAAATAATACCATGAAAATGGATAAAAAAATAGAAAAGAAAATTGTTTTACATGGATCATTCGAAAATGTTATTGAATTGAATGATCATTATTATTTAATAGACAAAAAAAATCGTATTTGTATATTACCTTATACTATTTCAACTAATGGTTTGTTGGATAAAATAGGTGTTATGCAAGATTGGAATTATTTAGAAGAAGAAAGTGTTTTAACACTTATAAATGATTATATTTCGTCTGATGATAGTACAGATTTGGTTGCTGCCAATAGAGTTCTTTTTGAAATTATAGGAACAAATATATCTCAAGCTGATTTGTGGATGTATCTTGGAAGTCTTTATAATAATATGTCATCAGATTCACCTATTAAAATTTATGCTATTGATATCACTAATATAAAAATTAAGTCAGATGAAAATGTTGAAGAAAAAGAAGTTAGAAGAAATTTTAAACTTTTAGATTCAAGTAAAGTTATTCAAACTGATGATATGCTTTTTCTTTCAGCTTATTTACGACTTTTTAATTTCTTTTATGTAAACTCTTTAGTTACTGATCAAGAAAAAAATAAAAAATGAATAGAAAAGAACGACGATTAACGGAAAAAAACTTAGGAATTACCAAACACAAAAAATCCTTACCATTTAGTGAAAGAATGGAGTCACTTCAACAAAACATTATACAAGGGAAGGAGAAAGAGAAAGAAATGAAAGAAATTAGAAGACTCCAAGAACAAGAAAATGAAGATAAAATTGATAATAACAGAATAGCGTCAATTGCAACTGAACTTATGATTTCAAAAAGTTTATCTTATATTGATGCTTTAGAAGAAGCTAAAAAAGTTTATAAACAAGAAATTACCCAGTGAAGTTTTATATAACAATAGAAGGGATTCCAAAATTAAAACGCTCTTTTTTAAATTTAAAATTATTTTCTATAATAAATATTCAAGATATTCTTGAAGAACATAATTATAATTATGATAATATAGATGATTATGGAGCATTTATTATAAATAAGAAAATAAATTCTTTAATAAAAAATTATACCAAATCCAAGAGAATTAGAGGTATTATTTATTCTAACCCACATTTAAACGAAGACATCATAAATAATCTTAATGAAATTTTAGTTGATTTTGAAAAAATAACAGAAATTGTCCTAATAGATGAATATAACATTCCTAAGCTTCAACAGTTTTATTCATTTTTTAATGAAATAATATTTTTTCCATCCATTAAAAAGATTAGATTAATTGAAGCAAAACCTATAAAAGAAATTATAAATTTTTCCAAACAAAAATTAATAAAGGATGGATTTATACCCAAAAGGGGTTTTTTTTAGAATTAGGTCCCACCAACCCCATAATTGAATAAACTTTAGTACATTTAGAATTTTTGAATATATAAAATAAAATATTCTAAATGAGTGAAAAGTCAACTGCAAAAATTAAAGAAATAGTTCAAACTATAAAAACTGTTACAAATTTTGAATATTGGTATGTTCAAAATGCTTGTTTTCGTAGAAAGGTTAATGATCTTTATGTTAAAGTACTTGAAAGAAAATATTGGGATTCTGGATTAAAAAAGGGTTATGATGTTGTTGATAGTAGAAAAGATTGGCTTATTAAAAAAGCTCAAAGTATAAAAGGAGATGATGTAAGGTTATTAGCTCCTATTGCTGTACATAATAATTATTTAAAAGAAGCTCAACAGGCTTTAGAACAATGTTTACAATCATTAGATGCTATAAATTTAAGTAATTTAAGTAAAAATATTACTCTCCCTAAATTAGATACTACAGATTATCCTGATCCAACTACCCCTCAAATATCTCCATTTGACAGAAGACTAGATCGTTTAATAATTGATGAATCAAAAGAAAATGCTGGTGTTTATGCAATAACTCCTATAAGTACTGTTTATGCTCAAGCTGGGACTATCGGATATACAGTTTCAGAATCTTATATTCATAATTCTAAATCACAAAAGAAAGCTGAGTTAATTAATAAAACAAGGGGAGATATTCACATGATGCAGAATGATGATTTTTTTGTTGGAGTTCCAGCATTAATGAATAATTATGCATATGTTAAATTATATGGATCAAAAGGTGGAAGATATTTAATTAATCAAAAAGGACAACGAAAATGGTATGAGGTTGATGAAACAATCGGAAAGGACAATTTATTAAATTTTTCTCAACATCCTACAACATCCTCATTAATTTCTTGGGGAAATGGAGATCCATATGGAAGAACTCCCTATAATTTTACAGATTTTGTTTTTAGCAAACATTGGAATAAAATTCCTAATAATAGATTAATCACATTAAGAAGATATCCAGCACCTATAATAGATAATTTAAAATTTCCTGGTATGGATGGTACGCAAGCTCCTGGAAGTCCTATGGCTGAAGAAGGGAATATTCCTCAAGTTGATGCCAATGGAAAGGAAATTGAATCAGGGACAGAACCTGGTGGATCTGCTAAAAAAATCACATTCCCTCCTATGGCAACTGCAATTACATATTTTGGAAATGAAACAGATAACACCCTTAAAGATATTCTTAAATTTACAACTGGATTTGAATGGGATGATGCAGAAGCTAATGTTTGGAAAGTTACACCTACTGAAACTCCTGGATCAGAACAAGGTGCCGGAGGTCTTTTTCCAGGATTAACAAAATATGCTACAATGTTAAACGTAGCAATGGGTGATTGGAACCAAGAAGCTGTATTAAATCAAGGAATGTTACCACCTGATCCATATACAGATGGTCCATATGAAAATAGAATTCTTGGTCCAGTAAACCGTATTACCAAAGTAAAAAAACGTAAAGCAGGAATTAAGTTTGAAATGAGTGGAATTGAACTTAAATTTGATTATGTCGCAAGACCTGTTGGTGGTATAAACATTAAAGCGGTTCTCCTTGATATACTTTCAAACTTTTTAATAATGGGTTCGACAGCAGCTATTTTCTGGGGAGGTCAACATAGATTTATGGGTCAGCCCCAAACCTATCCATTTTTAGGTGGAGATAAAGGTATACAACAATGGTACTCCGGTAAACCAGTTGAATGGGGGTCAACATCAATTAAGAGTTTTTTAGGAAAAGGACAAGCAGCAGGTAGTGGTATATTAGACGCTGCTAAAAATTTCTTTAATTCTATTCTTGGAAAATCTGGAAGTGGAAACAAAGATTTATTTGGATCTCTTGAAAATGTATATGGAGGAGGAACTGGAATTGCTGGTAATTTAGTAAAACAATATGCAGCAGAAAAATCTAATGGTCAAATACCCTTTCTTCAGGGACTAAAAGCTTTATTAATTGGTGAGCCGGTTGGAGAATGGCATATAACAATTGGAAATCCCTTAAATCCTATTGCAATGATAGGTAACTTAGTTTGTGAAAGTGTTGAAGTGGAATTTGGAAATGAATTAGGTCCTGATGATTTTCCTATTGAAATGAGAGTTATAGTCAAATTAGAACATGGAATGGCAAGAGACCGTGATGCAATTCAATCCATTTTTAATAGAGGTATGGGAAGAATTTATGATTTACCTGATAGTATGAGAGGAGCAGCAGAGGATGAAACTAAAATAGATAATGTAACTGGTGTTGATGTTCCTGAAACTGGAAGAAATCCAATTTATTGGAGGGTTCCAATTGCTGATAGTACAACATTAGGAGGTAAATTTGGAACTGGTAAGACTATTGATAATGCAATGGGAGGATCTGTAAGCGTTTGGAATAGATCTAAATTTAATGTAGTTTCTCCAAATTCTGATCAAGTCATAAAAACTAAAGAAAACCCATTATTTAGAAGCGCATATAGAACAGTTGATTGGGTTTCACTTAAAGCATTGAAATAAAGATGAAAGCTAAGTTCGTAAATGAAGCAATGGGTGATGTTTTAAAGGGAAAATCTGATGAAGAAATTATGTCTTCATTAGAAAATACTAATTTAGATATAAATGATTTACTTATCAATACTGCAAGAGTAGGTTTTTTATCTGGGGTAAAGAAAGCCCTGAAAATGGGAGCTAATGTCCATGTTTACAATGATGCGGCTTTACGAAATGCTTCAGAAAATGGTCATTTGAATGTGGTAGAACTTTTATTTAAATATGGAGCTGATGTTCATGCTAATAATGATGATGCTTTATGGTGGGCTTCACAAAATAGTCATTTAGATGTTGTAAAACTATTAAAAAAATATATGTAGATGAAAGCTAAATTCATATATGAAGCAATGGATGATATTCTTAAAGGAAAATCTGAAGAAGATATTCAAAAAGAAATAGAAAAAATGTCATATGAGGATTATGATTACGAGATGCTTAAAGCTATTTATCCTTACAATAGATGGAATCGAATTACAAATAAGAAACAATTTAGAAGAAAATTAAAAAAAATAGCTGACCAAGGATTTAAAGATAAAAAGGATCCAAGGGAAGTAGCAAAAGAAATAGCTGATACATTTGAACAGATATATGAAACAATGGGTGATGTTCTGAAGGGAAAATCTAAAGAAGATATTATATCTTCATTAGAAAATACTAATTTAAAACCAAATGAATTACTTATTAAATCTGCAAAAGTAGGTTTTTTACCTGGGGTGAAAAAAGCCCTAAAAATGGGTGCTGATGTTCATTCTTATAAATTTGATTATGCTTTACATTTAGCTTCAGAAAATGGTCATTTAGATATTGTAGAACTTCTAATTAAGAATGGTGCTGAGAAAGCAAAATTAAATGAGATGGCTTTTTCGGATATAAATATGAATGATATCATAAATAAAGATACATTAAATATTTGGATGGGAGATGATTTTAAAAATGAATTATTTATGTATTCTTATGCACAAGAACATGGATTAGACCCTGAAAAAATGGAAGTAAATGAGTGGATAGATACCAAGGAAGCAAGTGAATGGATTAAATATGAAATTGAAAGTAGATTTTATGAAACAATAAATAAGTTTCATTATGAAGTAATTCAGGGATCAAGAATTCAAATTTGGAGAAAAATGACTGTTTCAGACAATTGGTTTGAACATATACAAAAAGAAGGTAAACGATTAGGAATTTATTGGTCTTGGAATCCTGAGGCAGCAGAAGAACATCATGGATATAATACTGATAAAAAAGATTTAGTTTGTATAAGTTCTTCTGTAAAGGTAGATGAAGTAGATTGGATTAAAACAATTAGATTAAATATGGATCCTGTGGCAGAAGAAGAAAAAGAAATAAGATTATTTAAAAATACGCCATTAAAAATTGAGAGTTTAGAAATTAATAATGAAGAAATTGATATTAATTTAATTAAAGATAAAATATTCAAAGCATAAAAATGAGAGCTAAATTAATATATGAGACAATAAGTGATATTTTAAAACCTAAATCTGAAGAAGATATAAGAAATTATTTAAAAAAAGAATTAGAAATTAAAAAGGATAAAATCTCGATACGATTTTCTTTACCATTTTCAATATATTATGAAGAAAAAATGAATGAATTATTAAAAAAATATAATTTAGAAAAAGAAGGCATTAAATTTCCTAATATGTACGCATATGGAATAACAGGTGATTTGCTAAATATTTTTTATTTTCTTAATGCCTATTATGGGTGGGAAAATGAAACATGTGTTTTTCATATGAGAAATAATATAATTATAATAAAATAAAATAATTTAAAAAAATGTTCCTCGCAAGTTTAGACCGTAAACCATTTTTTAATAAAAAAGATGGAAATATTGTAAGAGATCTTACACAATCAATGTTTGATTTTAGAGCAAACAACTATACCTCATTTAATGCTTTTAAAATTCCAAAAGATTATGTAATGAGACCTGATTTAATTTCTCAGGCAGTTTATAATAATACACTTTATGCTGAATATATCCTAAAATATAATGGAATTTCAAATCCATTTTCGTTAAATGAAGGGGATGTTGTTCTTATTCCAAATCTTGAGAGTGCAAAACTTAATACAAAAACAACTGCTGGAAGCGGGAGTGATGCTGATCCATCTAAAAAACTAAGAGATTCGTTTAAATATATTGATCCTTCAAAAATTCCTAAAAGAGATAAAGATCTAGCAAATTTTGATGATAGAAAATTTGATGAAACAGTAGATGGAGGAGATGGAGGTGGACAAGGTGGCGGATTAGGTGGAAGGACAATAAGGTATGGAGTACTTCCACCTAATATTGCAGAGGAAGGTACGACTCAAATAGTAGAAAGAAATGGAAGAATTTATTTTGGTGAAGGAATCGGAGAAAGCGCATGTTTAAAAAGCGGAATGAGTTCAAGTGAATTCTTAACTAAAGTAATAAAAAGTAAAAAGATATAAATGAAAGCTAAATTTATATATGAAACAATGGACGATATTCTAAAAGGTAAATCTGAAAAAGAAATTATGTCTTCATTAGAAAATACTAATTTAAAACCAGATAATTTACTTATTAAATCATCAAAAATAGGTTTTTTACCTGGGGTAAAAAAAGCCTTAGAAATGGGTGCTGATGTTCATACTATGAATGATGTAGCTTTACGACGGGCTTCAGAAAAAGATCATTCAGATATTGTAGAACTTTTAATTAAGAATGGAGCTGATGTTCATGTTTATTATGATTGGGTTCTACGTTATGCTTCATCTTACGGTTATATAGATGTTATAAAAGTTCTACTTAAGAATGGAGCTGATGTTCGTGCTAACAATTCTGAAGCTTACCGGCGCGCTTCAGAAAAAGGTTATTCAAATATTGTAGAATTATTAAAAAAATATATGAATATTAAAGAATCTTTAAGTGATATCTTGAAACCTAAATCTGAAAAACAAATCAAAGATAATTTTTTAAAATTATATGGATTTAATCTTAAAAATGAAATGAATTTAGTTGAAAGTGCTTTTAAAGTTATTCAATCTTCTTCTAATTATATTATTACATCAAAATTAGGATTTTATTATGAAATATATGGTTTTCAATTTGAAAGTACTGAACCTATAAAAGAAAAAGGATTTCATCAAGGGGAAATAGGAGAATATGTATTTGGGTTTGAACCTCAAAATAAAGAAAATGATGAATTTATTTTAATTTTTGAAAATAGTGGTTCAGATAATGATCAAATAAAAAACATTGTGGATTTTATTCGAGTACTTGAAGTAAAATCTAAATTAGAAGAATCAAGTATCTTTAAACCTAAATCTAAAAATGAACTTATGTCATTTATTCCACATAAAGTACATATATTTCTAAACGATCTATATAAATTAGTACAGGATCGCTATAATAAAGAGTGTAAAATAACATCTGGTATGGAATTTTTTCCATCTAATGGATATGGATTTAAATTTAAAACTATTAAGAACATATATATTCGATTTGGATTATCTGGAGTAAAACAACAAGGAAGATTTACTGTAGCTTTTTCCCCTAATAAAAATAAGACTTTAGTTACACTTGAAAATAATGATACATCCATAGAGTTAGATAATATAAAAAATCTTTTGGATTTTTTGAGTTTTTCGATTAATGAATCTATTCATGATATATTAAAACCAAAATCTGAAGAAGAAATAAGAAAATCTTATGAAAATGAATATCGAGTATTTGCAGAAATTTTTTATGCGATGTTTCCTAATAGTAAATTTAATTTAGATATTAATGGGGATAGTATAAATGCTTCATTTGCATTTAAAGAAACAGATAAAAATGAAAAAGAATTTACATTTTTAATCAGTCAAAATCCATATTCAAATTTTCCAGCAATTTCATATTTGGATAAATCTTATTCAAATGATAAGATTGGAGGAGTATTTAAAAACCATCAAAGAATTAATAATGTTGATAATGTATATCAATATATTAAAAAAATATTAAAAGAATAATAGAAAAGGAATGGCACAATATATTTATGAATCACCAAATAGAGAAAGTTTAGCAGCTAATCCATCTACAAGTCAAAAAGGTACTAAATATAGAATTTATAATATATTTAAACCTACAATAGTTTTAGATGAATTATCTCTTCCTATGAGTGGTTATGGAGAAAATAAAAAAGTTGAAGATGTAGCTTCTTTAGAATATCCTCTTATAAAAATAAATAATTATTTCATTTCAGAACAAGAATTAGAATATCTTACAATTGATTGTAGAGATTTTCTACCTAGAATAAATTTACAATGTGTATTTTTTAGTGATAAATTTATTGATAAAGAAATGCCAAAGGATGGAGACATAATTTCCATTGCAATAAGAAATAAATCAGATGTATTAAATATTATTCGTAATGATTATGTAATAACAGGGGTGACACCGTCTAGAAGAAGAACAAGCGGAACAGTTCCCACTACAGTAACTTTTTTTGGGGAACTATTTGTTCCAGGATTAAAAAGTTATCTAGGTTCAAAATCATTAAAAGGTACTTCTATGGAGTCTCTTAAAGAAGTTGCACAATGTTTAGAATTAGGATTTAATACAAATGATGATGATACAGATGACCTTCAAATATGGTATGTGACTCAATCCTGTGATGAATTTATTCATAATACAGTAAATTCTGCTTGGAGGAATGAAAATTCATTTTATGATGTTTGGATTGATGTTTATTATAATTTAAATTTTATTAATATTCAAAAACAATTATTAAGTGCAGAAGATGATGTAGATGATGCAGCTATCTTATATAATGTTGATACAGATTGGACTTGGGGACCAGAAACAGATCAAGATAAAACTATACCTATGCCTAAAGTTTTTTCAAATTATATTGGATATAGAACATCTTCATTTTATATAACTGAGTGGAAACCTAATAATAGATCATCTGCTATAACATTTCAATATGGAACATCAATGAATGCATCATTTTTTGAACACTTAAATTCATTATATGAAGATGATGAAAGTCAAAAATATTGGAATATAGATATAAGTCCTAGTTATGATAAAGAGAAATTAAACTCATATATTTTATTAAGAGGAAGAGCGACATATGATTCTTCTGTTAATGAAGGAGAATTGGCTCGAGCTAATTATGATTATACAAAATTATATACAAGTGCTCCATGGATGGGAATTCAATATACAATTACAAATCCAAAAAAAGAAAATACTGAATGGACAGGAAATCAACATAGAAATTACTTAAGAGCAAAAGCACATCAAGCTATTAATATGGCGGAACTTCAAAAATTAAATCTTGAAATTAATGTCCAAGGAACAAATATGAATGTTATTAGAGGTGATAAAATTCCTGTTCTTCTTATAGGAACAGACTCTATAGAAAATCAAATGGTTGATGAAAATGCTCAATCAAGAGAACGAAAAAATGAATTTTATAGTGGATATTATTTAGTTTCTGGTTTTACATTGTCATGGTCGAGAAAAGAAGAAGATTCTATTATATCCAATTTTTCACAAAATTTTATATTAACAAGACGAGAATGGCCGCCCCCTATACCAATAGAACCAGTACCTGTAAATACTGAAAATATAAATATATAAATGAAAGCTAAATTCATATATGAAGTAATGGGTGATGTTCTAAAGGGAAAATCTGAAGAAGATATTTTATCTTCATTGAAAAATACTAATTTAAAACCAGATAATTTACTTGTTATATCTTCAAGAAAAGATTTTTTACTTGGTGTAAAGAAAGCATTAGAAATGGGTGCTGATGTTCATGTTGTTGATGATTATGTTTTACGGCGGGCTTCAAAAAATGGTCATTTAGATGTTGTAGAACTTTTACTTAAGAATGGTGCTGATGTTCATGCTAATAATGATTCAGCTTTACAATGGGCTTCACATAATGGTCATTTAGATACTGTAGAACTTTTACTTAAGAATGGTGCTGATGTTCATGCTAAAGATGATTTAGCTTTACAATGGGCTTCAGGAAATGGTCATTTAGATGTTGTAGAATTTTTACTTAATAATGGTGCTGATGTTCATGCTTATAATGATTTTGCTTTACGATCAGCTTTAGAAAAAAGTCATTTAAATGTTGTAGACTTATTAAAAAAATATATGTAATATGCCTAGTAATGAATATAAATTATTTAGAGATGTTAAACGAGCAGTAGAAGGTAATCTATTAACTAAAAGATATGATGAACCTACTTATTTAACATTTAGAGTTATCTTTGGAGAAGATTTTGCATCATGGAGTGGTGTAACATTACTTAATACTAACTATGATAAAATGCCACATCCATTATTTAATCCAATACAAATGGATGCGACACAAAATAGAGCAAATAATAGTATTGAATTTAATAGAGATTATTATTCAACTATTGATTATTTGAGAGATGGAAATGAATTTTCAAGAGCTGAAATGTTAAAGGAATTTCAACTTATGTGGAGTGATTTACAAAAGAATTTTCAATATTATTTTAGATCTGTTGAAGGTGTTGGTGACTTATTAAAAGCTACTCCTGAAAGCGGAAGAAGAGTAGCAAGTGATTTTCGTTTAACTTTCAATATGGCTGAAGGTATTGATCAAAGAGTTTCTTACTTACTTAATCTTTATAGAAAAATTGCATGGGACGATGTTTATCAAAGATGGATTTTACCTGATATGATGAGATATTTTTCAATTAAAATTTATATTACAGAATTTAGAACATTTCATCGTTCATCTTTATCAGAAATAGCTGATGAACCAACACAATCACAACAACAAAATATTTATAATTTAGGTAAAACTAAAGTATTTGATAGACTTAAAAAAGAACTTGGATTCGAACAAATAAAAAGAGCTCTTGGAATAGGAAAAGTAACCTCAGGAGAAATAGAACCAATTTATTTACAAGTTTTAAATGGGATTTTACCAACACATGTAATTGAATGCCAAATGTGTGAATTTGATATTGAAAATAATTATAATTTAGATTATAAAAATACTTTATCTGTTTATGATGATCCTACTGAAGCAACTGTTAGTTTTCAAGTTAAAGTTGGAAATGTAAATGAAATTCAAACATATCCATTATTTAGTCATTATATTTTTAATGATTATAAAATTAATGGAAGAGATAGATCTAAAGAAAAAGGAAATACAAAAAATAAATATGGATATCTTACAAGTATAGGAGGAGATGGAGTTTATGTAACAACAAAACAAGGAGATGCAAGATATAAAAATATGGATCAAATAGCTCAAGATACTATTTCTCAAAAAAATCTACATAAAGCTGGAGGAGTACCGTTTATTGAATCAGGAAATATAGATAATTTTAAAAATGTAGGTCCAAATGCCGCTCTTGATGCTGAAAAAATAAATTCAACTAATCCAGCAACATGGGTTAAAAATGCATTAACTTTTGGAAAGGCATTTGGAATTAATTTCATAGCAGAAAAGGTTGATAAGGCAAAAATGACTAAAATTCCTGGATTAGGATTTTCATTTAATGATGCTATCGCTGCTATAGAATCAAAAAATTTCATTTCTGTATTAGCATTAATAAGAAGAGCTATCAATGAATCTGTTAGCGGAACAGAACCTCCATCATCACAATTAGATGAAAAAATTAGTAACACATTCAAAGAATTTTTAATTGGAGTAACCCAATCCGAGGCAACGGATGGCGAGGAACTCGAATTGATAAAAGCTGCTAATTTAGCTTTAGGAGACAGAGGAACTTGGAATAAAATTAAAGATTTATCTTTAGCAACAGATCTTATAGGACCAAATGAAATAAATGAACCTGTTGAAATTAGGGGGAAAGATGAATATAAAAAAAATATAGCTTTATCTACTAATAATGATAGATCATTAGCAACCGATTTAGATGGTAAACCAAAATTTATTAAAACAGGGAAAATATTTGAGGCCGCTCCTAGTAAAGTAAAAAAATAAAAGATGAGAGCTAAATTCATATATGAAGGAATAGGTGATATTTTAAAGGGTAAATCTGAAGAAGATATTATATCTTCTATGGAAAATATAGATCCAGATGATTTGCTTGAACAATCTTTAAGAAAAGATTTTTTACCTGGAGTAAAAAAAGCCTTAGAAATGGGAGCTAATGTTCATGCTAATAATGACTGGGTTTTACTATATGCTTCAAATTATGGTTATATTGATATTGTAGAACTTTTACTTAAGAATGGAGCTAACGTTCATGCTCAAAATGATTATGCTTTACGATATGCTTCAGAAAATGGTCATATAAATGTTGTAAAACTTTTAAAAAAATATATCTAATGAAAGTACCAGATTTTTTAACAAAAGATATGAAAGATAATGATTGGATTGCTACAATCACAAATAATAACGATCCATTATTTTCTGGTAGGTGTCAAATAAGAGTATTTCGTTTAATGGATAGTATTGATTCCAAAGAACTTCCATGGGCTGTACCTATTAATTCTGTTATATTTGCTGGGGATGGGGCAGGTTCTTTATCAGTTCCAAAAATAGGTCAAATTGTTCGTATACAATTTAACAATGGAGATATTTATGCTCCTGAATATACAACTATTCAAAATATTGATACAGAATTAATTGAAGAAATAAAAGAAGATTATGAAGGAACACATGTGATTCTTTACGACCCTGATGAGGGATTAAATGTAATTTATCAAAGGAATAGAGGATTTGAAATTTATTATAGAGAATCATTTATACAAATTGCTCCTGATTCAATGATTACAATTCAACATGCAAACCAGGATTCACTTATTCAATTAGAAGGAGATAAATGTAATATAGTAACAAAAAATGAAATAAATATTTCTGCTGCTGCAAAAGTTGAAGTTGTTGCCGATGAAGTAAGAGTAGCTGGAAATGATACAACAAAAATCGGGCCAGGACCATATAGCCATGCTATACTAGGAGAAACAATTATATCATTATTATCAACCTTAGCTACATCAATTGATAGTAAAATGCCCGCAACTCCTGGAATAAATGTCGGAATAGTGGAACAAGCAAAGCAAGCTGCTACATCAAAAAATGTCCTTATATCAACTTAATGAAAAAAGAAATAACATATAGTAATCATTCAACTGATGCATATTCAAATCAAGTAAATATGCAAGCAATCATTTATGTTGATAATGAGGACGTTGGATATGTTGATTATGTGTTATATAATGATGAATTAACTGTAAGTGATATTCAAATAAAACCCAAATTTAGAAGACAAGGATTTGGATCACTATTAATGAAATATATTCAACAAGAAAATTTGGAATATGAATATAAAGAATCAATGAAAACAGATTCAGGTAAATTATTTAAACCTAAATTTGTTAGTGAATCTTTAAATGATTTTTTCAAACCTAAATCCGAAGAAGAAATAATATCAATATTAAAATCACTTTATAAATATAAAGATTTAAAACAAGATTTAAATGGGCTCCCTTCTTTGGAAAAATATTTTGAAGATTTTTCTTTTTTAAAGGAAAAATGGTTTGGAAATTCAATTATTAACGTTTTTGATGATGAAAAATGGAAATCTATTGATTTTACAAAAAAAGCAACAAAAATAATCTTAGATATATCAAAAAAATTAAATGGTAATTTAAAAGCAGTCCAAACAAGAATTGGTACACAAGGAAAAGGATTATTAAGTTTTCTATATAAATTAAATGAATTACAAAGTAAAATTTATCATGATGATAATTCACATATTTTTAATTATGTTTATAAAGGATCTGATTATGCATATGTTGGTGATAAAAACGGATTTGGATTATTTATTTTACCTGAAAATTTTCTAAGTACTTTTTTTGGAGTTAATAAAGAAGTTATTAAATAATGAGCTTAGTATCAAATATAATAAAAAAATTCTTATTAAAATTTTTTAATAAATCAACTAAAAAAAATTTAGATTTTTTCAGTAAGCCAAAAGCTTTAGTTGTTTTACAAATTGCCTCGCTTGCTATTTTAAATCCTCTACTTTCACGGCTTAAGGAACTTCTCAAAAAAAAATCTAAAAATTCTTCCATCATAGATAGTTCTGTTGACATAGATAACCTCTCAGATAATGATATAAAAAATTATGTAAAAAATAACAGAGATTTACAAAATGTTTTGGATTATGTAGGAAGAGATTTAGATGAATCTATTGCTTCAGATATTACTCTTGCGTGTTCTGATCCTGAATATTACGTAGATCAAACTAAAAGATTAAAAAAAGCTCTTGGAAATAAGGAATTAAGCGGAAATGACTTTATAAAAATTGCAAAAAAAGAAAGTGATTTTGATGAAAAAGTAAATAATTCTAAAATAGGAAATCTTGAAAGATTACTTAGTAAAATAATCGGAATTCTTCCTTGGCTATTTCTTATTTATATTCTTATTCTTAAAATCAAAGAATTTCTTACACAAAATGATTACCCATCAAAATATAGAGGAAAATATTTACAAAGACTTATTAGAACAATAGCTAAAATCCTTAAAAAAGTTTCAGGAGAGGTAAAAGGAGAAATTAGTGAATTTATTAATATGTTAAAATCTTTAGATTCAATTATTGTTGCATCCTTAATGGCGACATTTGTATATTTAACTAATCGAAAACAATTACAAGAAGAATCATTTAGGGGTTTTTCTTCAATAGCAAGTTCAATAACATGTGAAAATATTGAAAATCCTATAAGTAACGAAGATTCTCATCCAGATTTTAAACCATATGATGAAAGCAATGTTGTTATATGCCCAATTGAAGAAGAACCTATGGTTCCTCATGAACCATTTAAAATTTCAAATGAAAATTTAAATTCTTGCGAGGTCGTTCAAGGATCTCCAATGACTACAACCTTCGTTGATGAAGGAAATTTTTATGATATAGCAACAAAAGCTATCTTTGAAAATACATCTTTATTAAATTTTAACATATTGGTTTCTAAAAAACAAGTAGTGAATACTCAGACGACTCTGGGGACACTTGGGGATGTCAGGGTACACTCGCCTATAAATGGAATAGTACATAATATTGAAAGTAATAAGATTATTATAAGTGATATAAGTGATTCTGGGAGTATGATCCTAGAAGAATTAATTAAAGAATCTCAAGACCTTTATAAAGAATTAAATGATACTAAATATTTTATCAAAGATTTCTATGTAAATTCATGGTATCCTATAATGCTTAGAGAATCCCCTTTAATCGATGCTTCAATAAGTGCAGCGGAATTCGGAAATATACGATATTTTACGGGTGGTGTATGGGAAAGATTTGAAGTCGTTCAGAAAAATGCAGATGAAAGAAAAGAAAATTACGAAAAAACAATTTCAAATATAGCTGGCAAAGATAATGTCAAACAAAAAGCTGAAAACGAAGAATTGGGATTGATAAAAGAAGAAATTGACATACAAGATAAAGTTTATTACAAAGAATTAAGAAACATAACATCAGAAGGTAAATCACAAGCGCAAATGACACTCCCAAAAGAAGAAGAATTTGCTGCAATTGATTATTTCTTTGATCTTTACACTGATGTTTTTAATTTATGGGATCAAAATGAAATTGTTGTTCCATTCAGAGATGAATTAAATAAAATTCTTATTGAAAGATTTTTTATTGATGAATGGAATCAAGAGAAATTATCCGAAAGAGTAAATAGTCTTTGTAATGAATTATCAGAAGGAACATTTTTTGAAGATACTCCAAACTTTTTTATAGAAATGTTAAATCGTTATAATAGTAATAAAAAATTAAAAAGTGTTAAAGGTTTTATTTCATCATTAGGAAAAGACAATGAATCATTTACAGAATACGAAAAGGAAAAAATTATTAATAAAATAATGTTTATTTTTGATTTTGTTTTACAAATTCTTCAAAAAATAGAAAGTAATTATGTATCTACATTTGATAGATATGAAATTGTAATAAAAGAAGCCAATTTTATAGAGAATTATTTTAATCAATTATGGAAACGTTACGAAAATATTCCAGGAGAATTAAAAGAAATTTATAAGAAATTAGATGAATTAGAATATACTCTTACAACATATTCAATAGTTACTATTGATGATGAACAATATCGTTATTATGGACTTGGAAAGGAACGAGAATGTCCAATTCCAGATACAGATGGTGATGAATATAGTTCTCCTTTTTCTGAATCAGAATATGGACAGTTAAAATATTGGTTAAAATATTGTGCTATTACAACATTAATTGGAATAACTAATTTTCCATTGGGATGGAGTACGGGTTTTCCGCCTCCTTTCGGCCCTATTCCATTTCCAGTGGTTTACATTCCTATTAAAGCATTTCAACTTAATTGGGGTTTTATTGTTATTGGAATAACTATTACAGGAATTTATCCATTTCCGTGGGTGTTATTTACAAATTTCTCTACTAACTATCATGTTCCTCTTGCTGATCCCGCTTCTTTAATTAAAAAACAAGTACGAAATTTAAAAAAATCTCTTACAAATAAATTTAAAACGTATCGTCAATCTACCTTAAAAGAATATATGACAAAAACAAAAAAAGAAATTATAATTACAAATGAAAAAATTGATTCAAAAACCAAAGAAAGACGTATTCATAAATTAGAAAAACCACGAAGAGATAGAACCAAAAAGAATAATAGAATTATATATACGAAAGAATTAAAAGAATGGAACTCCATTCAACGTAATTATGATAATGAATTATTAACTTTAAAAAACGAAAAATATAAATTAGAAATTAGATATAAAATTGTTTATAATGCGTATTCAGGGGCAGAAGTTGAAGATAATTCAGATACAAAAATTAAATCAATGAAAAAAACTGAAGAATCAATAGATAAACAATTTGAAAAACTTGATAAACTTATTGATAGTATTAATATATTTTTAGCGCCTTTACCAATTACATCAAAACCTGAAACTGCAAATTTTGGATTTACAATTAAAAATCCTAAACCAATTATTAAATTTGGAGATGAACTTAATGATAATATAAACAATGGAGTATTAGATCCTATAGTTGAGAAATTTGAATTTAAAAATAAAGATTTAATGTCAACAAATTACAATAGTAAATTAGATAATACGGTGGTAAATTGGAAAAAATATACAAGTGCATTAAGGGGTGCAATGCCTACTATTATTAAAAAAGATCCATTTCCAAAATATGAACATCTTAAAGTAACAAATCTTCCTTGGATTTCATTTCTTTATAAAGATTGGACAAGAATAGGAGCTCAAACCTATGGCTTTCCTATCTTCCCACCTTTACCAACAAGTTAATTCTTTTTAAAAATATGAATAAATAAAACATGAAAGCTAAATTCGTATATGAAGCAATAGGTGATGTTTTAAAGGGTAAATCTGATGAAGATATTTTATCCTCAATAGAGGATTTAAAACCATATAATTTACTTGTACAATCTTCAAAAAAAGGCTTTTTACCTGGAGTAAAGAAAGCCCTAGAAATGGGAGCTAATGTTCATACTCTTAATGATAATCCTTTACAATGGGCTTCACATAAAGGTCATTATGATATTGTAGAACTTTTACTTAAGAATGACGCTGATGTTCATGCTTTGGATGATTTTGCTTTACGGTGGGCTTCAAAAAATGGTCATTTAGATGTTGTAGAACTTTTACTTAAGAATGGGGCTGATGTCCATGCTAAAAATGATTATGCTTTACGTTGGGCTTCACTAAATGGTCATTATAATGTTGTAGAACTTCTACTTAAGAATGGAGCTGATGTTCATAATCATAATGATTATGCTTTACGACACGCTTCAAGATATGGTCGTTTAGATGTTGTAGAACTTTTACTTAAGAATGGTGCCGATATTCATGCTAATAATGATGAGGTTTTACAATTAGCTTCACAAAATGGTCATAAAGATATTGTAGAACTTCTACTTAAGAATGGTGCTAATGCCCAAATGCTACTTCCAATTAGATAATATGCCTCTCTTCCATCTTTTTAATGATGGAATCCATACATAAAGATAATTATCATCTATAGCTATATGTGCTTTTGTATTAACTTTAAATGTATTTGGTGGACTTTCTGGATTATCTTCTTGATTTTCACAATTAACAGATACAACATTCAAATTATTTAAATTATCATCAACCTTTACTGTTAAAATACCCGCCAAATTTTCTAATGAAATTATACAAGGTTTTTTAAAATTAGCACTATCTACTAAAGTAAATGTTTTACTAGGATCTGGATTATTAGCAATTCTATAACCTTTATATAATCTTTCATTCTTCATCTTTTACTATTATTAGTCCTTCGAACTCCTGTTGCTTTAAATTTCCAAATTTATCATAGGAACTTACTCCCACATCATATTTACCTTCTTCGTTAAAAATGTATGAGAGAGAATCATTGAATACTTCCATTATTAATTCATCACTATCATGTTCTCTTATTGTCCAGATATTTTTTTGATCTAACATATAATTACTTGGATCATATTCGGCTCTTAAAATTACAAGTGTGCTTACATCTAATTTAATTGAATGATTAAATGGATAATAAGTAGGACTTAATGGGGCATCAGTAGATGGATCATACCATTGTTTTAATACTCTCTCTTGATCAAAATCAATACTTAAAAATATAAATGTATTATCTAAATAATATTGATGATAATAAAGATCGTCTGAATCATCCAAATAAATTTTAAAATTATTATCTTCTTCTGAAGAACTCGCAATATCTATCTGAAAATTTGAATAAGTTGAAAAAGCATGTTTTGCAGTTAAATTATAACTAGGATCTGTAAGAACAAATTCCGGAACATTTCCTTCTAATGTATGATTATATCCCCATGAAGCATCTTGTATTGTACTTGAATCTAATACTCTAAATGATGAACCCCATTTATAATCTATTTTTGTATCTTCAATTAATATTCCAACTAATTGATTTTCTTCAAACATATAATTTGAAATATCACAAGTAAATGTTGAAAGGTCTAAATCATTAGTTCCTCTTGTGATTATTCTTTCAGTATTATTTAAAATATACCAATCTGAAGATCCATCTAATGTGAATCCTGATGGAGAACTATCAATTTCAAAGGTTGGAGATGTTCCAGATACAATACTTGCACTTGATTCTTGAATAAATGAATATTTTCCTTTATCAAATTGTACAATTTTTACATCATCTCCTGCATAAAAACTCTGAAAATCTTCATCTACTATTATACTAGGATCATTGATTGAAATAATTCTTTCAGTTAAATTATAGTAACGAGTTATTGATTCTGCTGTAGGAAGATCTTGAAAATAACTAATAGAAGGAACATTTATATAAGGTAGACCTTGATTATCATATTCTAATGTAAGCCCTTGTGATGGAATAATTCTATCAAATATTGGATAACGATCTATTAATGAACTAATATCCATTGCAGTTAAATAAGTACTTGTACATGAATATTCAATATTACCCGCACAAGAGGTGTCAATATATGAATTTATAATTGGGTATTTTTGCCATATTTCATATCCATCTCTATCAAAATTAAAGAATAAATTATTTTGTCCATTCCATCCATAAACTTCAATATCATAATTTCCTGCATGATTTACATTCATTTGATATATACTATTATCTTCAACTAATACAATTGAAGCATCTGGGTTATAGTAAAGAATTAAAGCATCTGATGGGTCAAAATTAAATATAGGAATACGAGGACTTGTATATGTAACAACTAATGATATTTTTTGTTCATCTAAAGACGTATCATAATTAAAATTAATATATTCTGTTAAATTCGTATAATCTCTTGTTGAAGCGTCATTTGGAATAGCATCTCCAACTAATATTCCATCTGAAGTCATAGAAGCATCTATTTGCATAGCAACTTTTCCATCTACAATATCTAGGAAATATTGTCTTTCTAATAAATGTGAGGTTCCAGTTGAATCAGTCCATTTATATCCTTCAATTGTTAAAAAAGGAGCTTTATAATTATCATTAAAATCATATCTTAATGTAGCGTTAGTACTTGCTTGTAATGAAAATTGACTACTAAAATCATACAAAACACCTAGTGAAGATTCTAGTGTATATCCATTTTGAAGAGGGGATTCAATTGTAGTACTTGTATCAATAATTATAAAAACTGATCCATCAACAGAGAAATATGTTGGATTTTTGGAAGTATTGAAAATTATAGAAGTATCTTCTGTGTAAACAATTCCAGATCCATTAATAACTGCGTATGAAGCATCATATGTTAATGTTTTTGTTGTTGAAGAATCTAATCTCATATAAAAATTTGGATAAATTGAATAGGCAAGAGAACTTGTCCAAAGATCATTAGATGAATCTCTTAAATATCCTTTTTCAATAGTCACATCAACATTTACAGATGTATCTAAAAACAAAGAAGATGTATCAAAATAGTTATAAAACTTTATTTCATTATCCCAAATAAATAAAGGATTTGTTACAAAATCTGTAGTTAATACTCCAGCATATTCCTTATCAAGAGAAAGCTTCCATTGAATATCATAGAGATCTTTAAATGGATATGACATTGGAGACCCTATAAAAACTGCAGATGGATCAGAATAAAAATCTTCTTTAAAGTAATCCGACGGGGTAAAAAACCCATTAGAAGGATCCCATCCATATCTAGCCATATCAATAATAGAAACTTGTGTATCTCCTATATTTTGAGTTTGATATTCTTTTAGAGTTAATAAAACACTTGCTTTTCCCTTCACTAATTCTGAATTTTCATCTATTGTATCAGGAGTAAGTGATTCTAAATAATTAGCATTTGTTCCTAAATTTTGAGTACCATATATAAAGTTTTTAAATATTTCAAAATAAATTCCTTCTCCTGTTAAATCCCAAATACGGGCATTAACACCTATAATATTCTTTTCTAACCATTCCTTTAATGCATATAATTTAATAAGAATTTCTTTAAGATTATATGCATAACAATTCTCAGTAATCGGATTACCCCATTCATCAGCTTCTCCTGTTTCTTGATTAATACAGTAAACAAGAGATAGTTGATTTAATTTTTTTAAGTTTATTCTTTCTTCAGGTGTAAAGTATTTAATAGTTTTCTTTCTTTCATCTGCATCATAAGGAACATAAAGAGATAATTTTGTATTTTCTTTTACATTTTTAAACCATTCTTTAACAGAAATATCTTCATATCCTAACCATTTAATAGCATTTATAAGAGCTTTATATGTTCCTATAAATGGTAAAATTTTATTATGTTCAAGAATCATATGTTTTCCTTTATAATTAAGGATTTTCCAATCAGGAAGATCCTCATTTATATCAGTTTCTTTAAATAATTGAGAAAATGATTCTGGTTTATAAAGTCCGAAATTATCTAATAAAGTATCAAATCTTTCATCTCTTCCAATTGATTGTGCGTTTATAACTAACTCCATTAAAGGAAAATCTTCATCATCTATTCTATGATAAGCAACCATTCTTCTTTCATAAACACCTTCTTCATCAGAACGAAATCCAATATTTATTTGCAGCCCATTATTTATTAAACCATGAGAACTTACGTCAAATATTAATTCCTCAGTCCATGTAATCTCTTGACTATCACTATCAAGTGTGAAAAAATTAATTACATCTTCATCCCCTAGCATTCTAAATATTAATGTACCATTTGAAGTATCATAAGGAGAAACATAACCAAGTGAAGATTCTTGGAAAAACATAAGATGCTCTGTTTCAATAAGTCCTTGAGATACAGGATCTAAAAATAATGCTCCTGCGTATGTTAATGAAGGATATATATAATTTGTAGAATCATCTATTATAATAGAAGATATTCCTTTAGATGGTGTTGGATCAGGATTAAATACAGAAACATCTTTATAAAATATAGAAACATCCACATCAATAGGTAGAGCATCTTCGCTAAATGTATAATCTAATTGGATACCTGATTGAATAGCAGAATCATAACCCCATCCAGAATTCTTAATATATGTTCTTATAATTTGAGTACTTGGATCTGTTATGGCATATCCAGCGGCATTTACCCCTGAATCAGAATTAATAATAAGGTTCAGATACGCATCACCAGATAAATTAAGGTTGGAACCTGTTTTTGAAAATATTTTCCAAAGTTCTACATTCATTTTTATTATTTTTTATTTAAATTTTGGACCTTTAATCCATTGAGAATCGAATTCATGTTTTCCATCTATTATATCTAAAAGCCAAAGTATCTCAGAAGATTTAAGCCTAGATAATGGTCGTTGACCAGGTAATTTTTTCCAAAAAACTCCAATTGAATCTCTATGATATTCTATTGGATAAGGATGATCACCTGGTTTCATTTTACCTCTATCAATAGCTAAAATTAATGTTTCTTCATCACTAGGAATAAATCCATATAATTCTATTAAATCTCTATTGATCTCTTCTTGAGATTTAGGTTTAAAAATATTTACTAAAGATTCCTTGATATTCATATATTTAAGTAAAAGTTTTGCAGTAGCTAAATAACCATTTTGTGAAGCCCATCGGAATGCCAAATCATCTTTAGCATGAACATTAGCCCCATGTTTAAGTAGAAGTTCTACAATCTCTTTATAACCATATCTTGAAGCCCATTCTAAAGCGTAATCATCAGCAACATGAACATCAGCACCTATTTCTAGCGCTTTTTTTACTCCAGGTAAAAAACCCACATTTGTAGATTTAATAAGTAAATTATCAGAATTTAAATTACCTTTTTCTATTGAAGACAAAATTTCTTCTTCAGATTTTCCCTTTAAAACATTGCTTAAAGATTCTTTAATATTCATATATTTATTTAATAACTTTACAACATCATGATGACCTCTTCGTAAAGCATAACGTAAAAGTTTATCAATATTATCATGAACATTAGCTCCATTCTTAAGTAGAAGTTCTACAACATCACAATGACCATTTAGTGAAGCCCATTCTAGAGCCTTATCTTCATTAGCATGAATATTTGCACCATTTTTAAGCAAAAGTTCTACAATATCTTTATGACCATATAGTGAAGCCTCTCGTAAAGCTTCATCATTAACAACATGAACATCAGCCCCATTCTTAAGTAAAAGTTCTACAACATCTTTATAACCACCTTGTGAAGATACACATAAAGCGTAATCCTCATATTGATGAATATTAGCTCCTGCATCAAGTAAAAGTTTTACAATAGGAAGATAACCTCTTTCAGAAGTCAAACGTAAAGCATAATCATTATCAACATGAACATTAGCACCCATTTCTATTGCTTTTTTTACACCAGCTAAAAAACCTACATTTGTAGATTTAATAAGTAATTCATCTGGTTTTAAATTAGTATTTTCTAATGAAGACATAATTTCTTCTTCAGATTTGCTTTTTAAAACATCACCCATTGCTTCATATACGAATTTAACTTTCATATTTTATAATTTTATCTTATGTGATGTTTAAATCATCTTTTTCGTGAGCAATCGAAAACCATTTTTTAATCATTTTTACTTGTTCAAGTACATAAGTCATCATTGCTTCTATTTGCCCCATCATTGCTGTTTGTAATGGATTTGCCCATAATTCAGGTGATGTGCTTTTCCTTAAAATTTTTCCCCTATAGTTATATCCAAGATTTTTAAATTCATCATTATGATGTTTTGCTTGATGTAAATAAGGTAAACGAACCTTAGAGGTATTTCTTCTAGGAACACCTGAACGAGGATTTGTTATGTTATTATTTGCTGCCATATTAAGTAATAATTTTATTAAATTTTGCTATATCTTCAATATCTTTTCTGGTAACTCCAACTTCTTCAAATTTATTTTTTAAACTATAATAATCATTTAACATTTTATCTAACCAGCTTTTTCTAAAAACTGAATGAGGAACCCATGTATACATGCTCATAACACCATCATTTTTTGCAACAAATATATCTCCAGTTACTTTGTTATTGTTTAAAAATATAATATAATCATAATTTTTAAGATAAATTTGTATATATTTTCCCTCTACATCAAATTTCTTTTTTTACCTTTTTTTATCCAAGTATCTGTAGCTATATCATATCCTAAAAATTTTTTTGTTTTTAAATATTCCTTAAAATCTATATCTTTAGGTTTTAAAACATCTTCCATTGCTTCATATACAAATTTAGCTTTCATTTACATATATTTTTTTAATAATTCTATAACATAATTCTATAACATTTAAGTTATTATTAACGGAAGCCCATATAATAAAGCATGATTATTATGAGCATGAACATCAGCACCATTCTTAAGTAAAAGATCAATAACATCTGTATGACCATTTCCTGAAGCCCGTTGTAAAGCCAAATCATCATCAGCTTGAACATCAGCACCATTTTTAAGTAAAAGATCAACAACATCTATATGACCATTTCCAGAAGCTATTTGTAACGCATAATCATTATAAGCATGAATATTCGCTCCCATTTTTAGGGCTTTTTTTACCCCAGGTAAAAAACCCACTTCTGAAGACTTTATAAGTAATTTATCTAGATCTAAATCAGTATTTTCCATAGAAGATATAATATCTTCTTTAGATTTACCCTTTAAAATATCACCCATTGCTTCATATACAAATTTAGCCTTCACTTTTTCATCCATTTTATTAATAATTCTGCTACATTTAAGTGATTATGATTGAAAGCCCATTGTAAAGCTTCATTATTTTGAGCATGAACATCAGCTCCATTTTTAATTAGAATTTCTACAATATCTAAATGACCTTTTTCTGAAGCCAATCGTAAAGCCTCATCATTAACAGCATGGATGTCAGCTTCATTCTTAAGTAGAAGTTCTACAACATCTAAATGACCATATCTTGAAGCCCTGAGTAAAGGATAATCATGATAAACATGAACATCAGCACCTATTTCTATTGCTTTCTTTACGCCAGGTAAAAAACCCATTTTTGCTGATTGAATAAGTAATTCATTTGGTTTTAAATTAGTATTTTCTAATGAAGATATAATATCTTCTTCAGATTTTCCCTTTAAAATATCACTCATTGCTTCATATACAAACTTAGCTTTCATTTTTAATCTTTAATTTTTATATTATAGAGACGATACTATAGTTTTATTTGCTTGGCTGTTAAAGTCCACGTTAGTTATCCCTCTTACATTTATATTAACAGTAGAGAGTTTATTTTTATCTAAAGAATCATCATAATAAATTTCATTATAACTATTCCAGCCCCCTCTAATTAATGGATAAATGTCTTTAACGGGAACTTTGTTTCCAAATGCATCATCTACATATCTTTTTAAAATAATATCTCCATAATCATCAATACCATATCCACTTTGATAAATTGTTTTATTATTTTTATCTGCATCAAACCATACAGTTACTGAATCAACACCTTCTATATTTTCTACTATACGGACTAAATCAGATTGTGGAATACGATCTCTTCTTGTATTCTTTAGAAAATATTCAGATGTTTTTGAAATAATTTGTTCTCTTATAACATCAAATTCAAATCCCTCATAAATAATAAGTGATAAGTTTAAAACAAATCGAGGATATCTAAGTGTCATAATAGCATTATCAACCGTTATGATTCTTTGTCCACTTTCTTCAATTAAATCAAGTATTGCTGTTTGTTCACTACTTGTTAGTTTGAATGAATCTAATGAACAACTATAATAATTTTGAGCGGCTGAAATTCTTTTGTTTACATCCGGGACTAAAAAAAGATAAACTGTATTATCATTTTTCTTTTCTTCTTCAAGGATTCCTTGCCATTTATATAGTTCATTTTGAGCATTATTCAATTCCTGTTTTTTTGCTAAAGATTGTGTAGAACTGGCTCCAATTGTTGAAACTAATTTTCTATATTCTTCATTAATATTTTCATAATTTGTTTTAGATTGATTATATTTGTCTAAAGCAAATCTATCTTCAAATGTTGCAAAACCTGGAATAGCATCTACAATAGTAAACATATTTAATTTACGTAAAAAGTATATGTAATTATTAGCATTTGCAAGAGTAAATGACCGTGACATATGAGGAGCTAAAAGTCTTGTAAGATAAAGAGGTTCTTCTAAAGTTCCAAATATAATATCATTTTTAATTGTAACATTTATAATTTTATTAAGATCAACTTCTTCGCTATTTAATGCATATCCTTTTGTATCAAATTTCCAATTTGTAAGAGATTGTGCAGAAGGTGTTTTAATATTTCCTGGTTCTCCATCAGTTAAAAGATATTCTAATAAAATAGTTGAACCAATTCTTGGAACCATTCCATTATACCCACTTCCAAAAAATACATCTATTCCACCCATAACTCCTGTTTTAACTATACAGGATTCTTCATTGTAATTCATATCTAAAATAGAGTTTCTTTTCTCCCAACGTTTTCCATCAATATAAATATTTACAAAATAATTGTCAATTCCTGCTCCTTTTTTATTTTGAAAATTATATGATTGAAGAGGATCTCCAGTACCAGTAGATTGTTGATATTCAATTTTACCTTGTACAATATTTACATCTACATAATTATTAATTCCACTTAAATCTAATCTAATTTCTTCTCCTGGTAATATAATTGTGTATGTAAGTCCATTTGTTGTAGAGACTAATTGAGTATAATTGGGAATAGTAACTGTATTACCGTAAATATCTAATTTTTCTCCATTATAATTAAGTTTTAAAGTTCCTCTAGCTGCCATTGCTCTTGAAGGATTATGCCCAGTTATAGAAGCTATACCTTTTATACTAGCGGGACGAGAGGCTGTATTTATATTTAATTCAGTGATAGAGTCTTCAATATAATACATTATCATTCTGCCTAAATGCAAAGTAATCTGTAAAAGTTGACCCATTGGTGAAGCCATTGTAAAATACTGACCAACGTCTTCATATGTTGCTTTTACAAAATTTATAGCATCCTGAAAAAGTTCTGAAAACCTAATTCTTTGTGTACGAAAAAATTCAAATTTTATATTATTATTTGCCATTTTTATTTTTTTATTTTTTTAATAATCTTCTTTGGATTTGGCTCTTATTTTACTAAAATACCTATTACTTTTTGTTCATTTATAAAAATATCCACCACGCAATAGTCGAATCCATCCCCTTTACCAAAGGAAACTCGAGGTTCTATCTTATAATCCTTAGATTCATTTACATATTGCATAATCTGAGATTTAATCTTTCCTTCTAATTCCATTTTATTAATTCGTGTCTCAAAAACAAGATTTTCTAACCCAACACCAAAATTAAGATCACCCAATATTTGTCCCTGGGTAGTCCCAAATAACATTTTGATTTTGGTAATAATACTTTCAATTGGATCTGAGTGTTGAAGTATTCCATAAACATAATTTGGATCGCTAGGATTTCTAATATAGAGGTCTGTAATCATTCTATGTTTTATTTTATATATTTAAGAGATTTGAAAGTGTATAATTTTAATATATAAATAAAGTATTTATTGTGCAAAAAAAAATAAATGATATTTTTAAACCTAAATCTGAAGAAGATATTAAGAAATCAATATTAGCAATTCATATAACAGGTATAGAAAATGCTAATACACACTTAAAAAAAGCTATTAGTTTAGGATCAATTTTATATGTTAAACATGCATTAAAACATGGAGCGCAAATACTCAAACAAAAAACAACGGGAATTTTATGGTTAGTTTTTAATAAATTTGAAGCTGAAGGTTTAGAATATACACCAATCCCTGAAGAAATTATTATAGAGTTTTTAAAAAATTCTAATTTTTTTGAGAATGGTGTGGGATATATTGGAAATCTTATATTAGAAAAGTCAATATGTTTTGGATTTACAAAAGTTTTAAAATATATTTTAAATAATTATAATATTAGATCTATTGATATACATAAAGCATTATTTAATTATCATAAGGAAAGGGCATCTTATAGTGTTTATGAAAATCCTGAATCTGCAAAAAAATTATTGAAAAAATGGTTGCAAAGACAAGAAAAGATTAGTGAATCTTTAGGTGATATCTTAAAACCTAAATCTGAAGAGGAAATTGTAGATGTTCTCAAGAATATGACATATGAAGATTATGAAGATTTTGTAAATAATATGTTAGATGAATATACTGAACCTGTTGAAGAAATGTATTCGATTAATGCTGAAATTGATATTAATAAATTTATAAAGGCTGGTTTTAAAAACTTAATAGCACCATCAAAAACAGCCAAAAATATATTAGAATATTATTATAAAAATACATGGAAGCCTCATGGAGGTTTAGCATTAACAAACACAGGTGGTATTGAAATTAAGGTTAATGATACTTACGAACTTGTTCAATATAGATTTACAGGAGAAATAATTCCACATATTAGTGAAATAGAGTATGAAATTCTATCAGAGGAAGATGATAAAGAAAATTATGATTATTATGGGGGAGTAAGGGCTTTTTTTAAAACAGAATCTGAAATAACATACTATTTAGATGAATTCATGAAAATATAAAAAGGAGGAAATAATTTCCTCCTTACTTTTTTACTTAATTTCGATCTTCTTTAAAGATTTACTCTTCTCAATTTTAAATTTGATTGTAAGAATTCCATTTTCTAGTTGTGCATCAACACTTTTAGAATCAATATTTCTTACCTTAACAAAATATTTAAATGAACTTACTCCATATTTACTTCTTTCGTCTTTAGTTTCAAGATTACTTGAAATGGACATTTTATCTATCTCAACTTCAATGTTAATTTCATTTTTGTTCCATCCCGGGACTTTAATTTTAATATTATATTCTTCATTATCTTTATCAAACCAAATATATGCATCAGATTCTGTTTCAAAATAATTACTTTTAAATACAGTTTCGAATAAATTATTAAATAAATTGTCGTTGAATAAATTGTTTTCTTCCCACATAGTTTTTATATATTATTTTATATAGTATATACTACAAAAATTATGCCAAGTAAAATTTTTACTATTTTTGTCATAAATTTTTGTCACTTTGTCATAAATTTTAATTTTTTTTCTAAAAGAATATATAAAACAAAAGTATTTTTATGCTTGTTCGCGAATCTATAAATCGATTTATGATGTTAAATGAAGATTTTTTAGCAGAAAATATTCTTAACGAGAAAATTAATATAAATTCTATAGTTGATACGAGTAAAAAACTTGGTGTTTTAGCATCTATGTTTTTGATGTTTGCTAATTCAAAAACATCTGAAATGACCTTACCTAATAAGGATTTAATTTCTAAAGAACCTGTAATAATAAATATGTCACAAGAAGATTTCCTTTCTAGAGATGAAATTTTTACTGAATTTGAAACACTATTAAACTTATATAGGAAGGACAATAATTTAGAATTTAATATTTTACAAGATCCCTTAACTTTAAAAGTTACTAATAATTGTATAAATATAATTAAAAAACACGAAGGATTGCGTTTGAAGGCTTATAGTCTTAAAGATAATAGAATTACTATCGGATATGGACATGCAGAACCAATAAAGACATCTAAATATAGATTAGGAGATAAAATTTCGAAAGAAGAAGCAGAAAGATTACTTATACAAGATATTAAGAAAAAAGAAAGAGATGTAAAAAGAATATTTAAACAATGGCAAGATTCTGGTATAAATATTAAAATTTCTCACAATATGTTTGATGCTTTAGTTTCTATAACATATAATGTTGGTACTACCGCTTTAAGAACCTCAGAAATGATACAACTACTAAAAAGAAAAGATTATTTTGGAGCGGCGGAGAGAATATTAACTACAAAAATTAACAAAAAATATCCAGGATTAAAGAAAAGACGTGCTGAAGAAGCTGAATTATTCATTAAGGGCTTTTCTTAAATATTTTACTGAAAAAAAGTTCAAATGTTCCTGTAAAAGCAATATAGAAAATTAAAATATCTACCCACCATTTACAAATAGGAGAATAAAAAACAATTGCTAAACAAACTGTCAAAATCATTAACATTTTGACAAAATGCCACATATCTGTCAACCATACTAATACAGTAGACATTATTAAATCACCAAATTTAGATTTTGGTTTCCATTTATTATGCCATGAAAGAGAAGGATTTATCCATTGTTGTCCTTTCCAATCCTTAAAAATAGATATTTTAAAATGAACTTTTAACATGTCCATTGTGGCGTTGAATATGCCAGCTAAAATCATTAATATAATACTAATCATATAATTACATCCTTTTTTTAGTGGATAAAACCTCATTAAACCATTTTAAAAATTCTTGATAAGTTTCAACACGTTTTGGTTTTCTATTTTGATGTGGTATAATTTTTGTAGTATACATTTCCCTTACTCTTACAAAATCAGCATCAGAATCATATTGATCTATTCTAATCGGATCACGATTTCTTTCTCTTGGATAAATTCTAAAATTAACTCCATTTTTTGATAGACATAAATCTATGTATGTAACTCTAAAAGTTTCAAAAAAATCTTTTTTAAATTTTTCTTTGATTTTCATTATAAGAGGCCAATGTTTTTGAGGAATAATTTTTTTATTATTGTAATCTTCAAGTTCAAGAAATTCTACTTGATTACTTATAGATAAATTTATAAAAATTGTTAAAATTTCATCTTTTGATTTAGGTTTTAAAATATTACCTAAAGATTCATTTAATATTTCAATATCATCCAATCGGTTTGATAATTCTTCATTAAATACATCACCATATTTTTCAATATCACCCATCCATCCATAACTAGGTGGGTGATAGCTTATACCATTTTTCCTATTAAGTGATATTTTAAACATTACAATTAAATTTTCTTTGCTAATAGGCATAACATATAAATCTTCATTTCCAATTTTAGGTTTTGTATCAAATCCAAAATATTCTTGTATTTCACCAATTAGTTCATCTCTAGCTTTATCCTCATCCGCTGTTGCTTGAGTTACATTATAAGCATAACATATAGCAGATATTATTCCTTTAAGTTCAATATCATTTTTATGTTCTAAAATATAATTAAATAAATATTCAAATCCGTCTTTCCATTTTTTTAACTTAGATAAATCCTTTCCTTCATTTTTAACAACATTAACTAATAACTTTTGAAGTTCATTTGCTATTGGAATATGATCAAATATATTTCCTAAATCATGAATATCTGATATGGTTGAATCATAATATTGTTGAAACAATTCTGGGTCTTCTCCTGAAATTATTGTTTTAATATCATTTGTAGTTATTTCGCTATTATCTTCAAAAAAACAGCTAAAATCATCCCAATAGTTAAAATGTACATTAAATCCTAATTTTGTTTTTGATATTTTAAAATCATTATGATCATTAAGATAAGGTATAATTAAAGGAATAAAGGGAGATAAATCTTTTTTCCAATTATCGAGAACATCAGCAATTTCTTCTTCATTGGGATGTATATCCTGTAAACCTTTCTTGATAGCAACATCTAAAAATTTTTCATCTTTTGTTGTTAAATAATAATCCCATAACTCATGAGAATATAATTTAGACATTATTTTATTAATTTCTTCTTGTGATTTAGGTTTTAAAATATCATTTAAAGATTCAGAAATATTTGATTTAACTACTTTTGCTGTATCTATACATCTAAAATATTTATGATCTAGCATCTTTGCAATAAAAATTGCTTGTTGATAATACATAAAATGATATGCTTCATCTTTATTTTTTGTAAATTTGATGGACTCAGCATAATCAAAATCTTCATAATCCTGAAGATATTCTTTATTTGATCCTTCTCCAGTTAAAATAAACCAACCATGGAGACGCCCAAGTTGACCTTCTTTTTCTGCATCCTTAAAAATTTCTTCTTGGGATCTAGGTTTTAAAATATCTTCTAATTTTTCATTTACAAATTTAGCTTTCATTTAATAATTTCTCAAAATATTTTTTGTTCGTTTCTAATTCATGAATTTGTTTATTCATTTTTTCTATTGGTTTACCATCTAATTCTTTAAAATGACTAAAATTTTCCTCATCAAGATTAAATTTTCCACCAACATCTAAACTAAAAAACTGTGATCCTTCAATTAAATGCTTATTAAAAACAACTTCACATTCAAATGTCATGACTTCTTCATAAACTATATTTTCCATTTTTCCCATATTTAATATTTTAAATGCAAACGGCGGTACTGAACTAAATGCACCTTCTGCATAAAATATTTTACCTATTATTTGTTTAGGTTTTAAAATATCTTCTAATGATTCTTTTATAAATTTAACTTGCATTTCTTTTTTGATTTAGTTTTCTAATGGTCATATAAACGTTATCTTCTTTTAATAATTTAATAACTTTGGAGTTATTTATTTTTAATTTTGTAGAAATTTTTTTAGCGCTTAATAATTCCTTTGTATGTAAATTAATAATAGTTTCTTGAAATTTATAAATTAATTTATGTTCATTTAATTCTTGAGAGGTCATATATACATTTTTATCTCTTAAAAAATTTATTATTTTAGTCCCATTTATTTTTATCATTATTGCAATCTTTTTAGCACTTAAAAACTTTTTTGTATGTAATGTTATAATTTTACTTGCCAATTTTTCATTTATTTCAATATAATTTGGATTATCTTTTCCATATCTAGATCCACCAAAATTTTTAGCAAAAAAGCTTTTTCCTTTGTGAGCTTCACTAATATTCCTTTTTCTTTCTTCTGTATGTTTTGTTCCTAACAAAGATTGTCTAATTTTTTCTTTTGTTTCTTTTGTCAGTTTTTTACCAGTATTAGAAAATGCTCTTTTTTCTATAATTTCTTTGGGAACTTTTCTATCTTTCCAATAATGTGAATTATTTTTTCTTTGTTTATTTCTTATATTTTCAGCTTTTTCTTTCCCATATAATTCTTCATATGTTTTTCCTTTTCTATTTGATAATCCTGCACAATAATTACCCCCTCCTTTATTCAAATTATACCCATTTGGACAAAGAGTATTATCTTTATCAATATAATTTATTTCTTTTTCATTAAGAATTTCTATTAATTCTTCTTTTGTTTTATATTTTATTTTTTCTACTATTTCCCATTTTATATTATCTTCTCCATATTTTCTAATAGCATTATGAAAATATAAATTGGATCCATTCCTTGTACTGTTATAATGATGATATTTTCTTCTCGACAACGGTTGAATGGATCTTCCATAATATTTTTTCCCGGAGGGTGAAGTAGCCCTATAAATTATTCCAATTCTCATATCTTTTTATTTTATATATTCATTAAAATATAATGAAAAGTATACTTATGGAAACATTATGAACCAATCAGGTACATCATCCCCTTTAATTTTATCTTTCAATTCCTGTAATTCTTCATTTCCCTCTGATCTATATTGTTCAAAATTAATTGTTATATTTCCCAAAAGTTGGTAATTAAATGCTCCTAGAATTCTTGCTAATGATCTTTTTCCTTGAGCAATCATCCATTTAAGAACTATTGGATCATCATAAGCATCTTCATCAGGTATTTGAATCATAGATAAAACAAATAATGACTCAGTAGGATCTCTACCTGTAATAATCAATCGTTTTGTATTTAAATTAAAATCATGGTTTATATCTCTTAGATTAAATGCCCTTGCAAGGTCCCAGAATGACCACTGTATTGTTCTGTATGTTATTTGATCAGATGATAATGGCGTTAAATATAAATCAGATGCCATAAGTCTATCGAAATTTAAATCGGGATCATTTATACCAAATACTCTATTTCCTTGAGTCATTTCCCATACAGTTTTTACACCTACTACACATTTAGGCATT